GTTAATCTGGGGCGGGCTTTATTTATTAGTGATATAGATTTTTACAATTATGAAAGTCAAGAAGATTGTTCAAAACTAAAAGAATTTCTAGGAACAGAGACAAACCAAGAAACTTTCGCCCTCGCTTGGACTTTAGGCTACGAGGTCGAGAAAGAACCTAAATACGAGGTTAGAATCAAGGGGATTGACTATAAATATTGTGTATTAAAAAATGGCGATTATTGGTATTTTGGTGAAGATTGGGTGGATAAGAAGATTAAAACGCAATCGTTTACACGCAAAGAGCTAGAAGATGCTGGTTTTGGATGGGTGTTCTCTTGCCAAGGCGTGGAAGTTAAGGAGGTAACGGATGAATAATCTAATTAATAAAGTAAACCAATGGGCCGATGACCGCAACCTTAAGCAAGCAGACCCAAAAATACAGTGGATGCGAATTACTGAGGAAGTCGGAGAAATTCGGGATGTACTCTTGAAACCGACTAAATTCACAGAACCGCAAGCAGCACTTAAGGACGCAATCGGAGACACATTGGTAACAATCATCGTGCTAGCACATCAACTCGACCTTGATGTAACTGAGTGTCTAAGTATTGCGTATGAAGAAATCAAAAACAGAAAGGGAAAGATGGTAAATGGAACATTCGTCAAGGAGGAAGACCTTTGAAATTTATTGACCTATTTGCTGGTATCGGTGGATTTCGTTTTGGAATGGAGAGCGCCGGTCATGAATGTGTAGCATTCTGTGAAATCGACAAATTTGCTAGAGCAAGTTACAAGGCAATTCATAACACTGAAGGAGAACTAGAATTACATGACATCACACAAGTCACAGACGAAGAAATCAGAAACATCGGACACGTTGACGTTATATGCGGAGGTTTTCCGTGCCAAGCTTTCAGCATTGCAGGACATCGAAGAGGATTCGAAGATACTCGAGGAACTCTCTTCTTTGAAATCGCAAGATTCGCCGCTATACTCAAACCTAAGTATCTGTTCCTTGAAAATGTCAAAGGACTCCTTAACCACGACAGAGGAAATACCTTTGAGGTCATCCTCTCAGCGTTGGATGAACTCGGGTATGATGTGGAATGGCAAGTGCTTAACAGCAAAGATTTCGGAGTACCACAAAATCGGGAACGTGTGTTCATTATCGGACATTTTAGAGGACAACGTGGACGAAAAATTTTTCCTATCGGAGGAGAAGACGAAAAATCTAGTGCTAAACGGTTAGGAATCAATATTTTAGGGAATACTAAAAACCCTAATGGGACAGCTCAAGGGACTAGAGACATAGTGCATGACCCTAAAGGAATTGTAGGAACGCTGACAGCAACCGACTACAAAGGACCTAAGCAAGTTGCTATACCTGTACTAACGCCAGATAGAGCCAACAAAAGGCAGAATGGTAGACGGTTCAAATCTGATGGAGAACCAATGTTCACATTGACGGCTCAAGATAGACATGGAATAGTGATTGCTGGCAATCTCCCTGGTTCACACGAACAGAATGGCAGAGTGTACGACATCAATGGCATTTCACCAACGCTAAATACTATGCAGGGCGGGGGCAGACAGCCTAAAATCCGTGTGCGTGAAGCTACAAAAAAAGGCTATGCTGAAGCAAGCGTGGGGGATAGTGTTAACCTGTCACATCCAAACTCTAAAACACGCAGAGGGCGAGTTGGTGAAGGTATCGCTAACACACTGGTAACTGGTGATAGTCAAGGTGTGGTAACTCCTAACTTTCGCATTCGCAAGCTAACCCCTAGAGAGTGCTGGAGATTGCAAGGGTTTCCAGACTGGGCTTTTGATAAGGCTCAAGAGGTCAATCCTAACAGTCAACTCTATAAGCAGGCAGGAAATAGTGTGACGGTCAATGTTATCAAGGAAATAGCGAGGTATCTATGAAACATAAAGATTTAACGATAGCTACAATCTTGCTCGTAATATCACTAGCCATCAACGTGACTACTGTGCTACGAGTAACCAACCAGCCTATCGAGACCGTGGTTATCCACAAGGCAGATAATGCAGTGGAACTACACGGCAAAGTTACCGGTAAATCTATGGTCGGTAAGCTCTACACTATTGATTGCGGGGCTTACGGGAAATTCTTGGTCAGCAAGGAACAGTATGATGCGGTAAATGTTGGGGATGACATTCCTAACTATTTGAGAGGGCGTGGGTCATGAGCGTAAAATACAAATATTCCGGACTGACCAAGGAATTATATCAACGGCTGGTCAGTGAACATGAAGCACTGAAAAAAGCACACAAAAAAGGCTCTTATAAGCAGTATTTCCAAGACGTGAAACAATGCAGTGAAGTACAAGCTCGCATCATTTATCAAGCGCTCAACAATGCGGTCATGGAGCGTCAGAGAATCTCACCCCAAACTGTCGAGAGGTTAGAAGGCATTATTTCAGACGAGCTTTATCATGACCTTAAAGAGTATCTGTCTGAACACTATACAAGAGGTAAAACCACGCGCCAATTCTTGGATAAAACTAACGCAGGACTTCCAGCGGAGCTATTCCAGGAGTTTCGTGCGGAAGTGGAAGAACTACGCAAGGAACACTCTAGAGGTATCAATGATTATATTAGAAGTGTCAAAGGGTGCAGCAAGGAACAAGCCCAAAAAGCCCAAAATAGTATTAGTCAGTGCTATTCAGAGAATGCCACTTTGACCCCTTTAAGGGCGATATATATAGAAGGCATACTTTCTAGAGAACTATTCAGCAAGATTGTCAGTTATGTTTTCAATAACTATGACTGGCCCGATAAACTGGATGACGATGCTGACCGGATCATGCTTGAATATCGCACTAAAGGCGAGGTGGGGCGTAATAAAATTGCGGTCAGAAAAGCCTTATATAAAGCCTATATGTTAGGCGCGTAGCTAGAACGGTTTACGAGGGTTCGACTCCCTTGCTAGCTATTACCAGTCAATCTATATACGGAAAAGAGGAATCCTTTATTTTTTTCATTCAAATCAGCGGAAGCGTGACTGGTCGTGGATGCACAATGCGAAACTGGATAAAATTTCCATAATTCTACTACTTTATTCTTGAAAAGGAGAAATATCTCCATAATGATTTTATCTATCGCAGGCTGGAATGGTTGCATAAGGGGTTCGATTCCTCTTGCCAGTCATTGTCTGTCAAAAATACACTAAAAATAAAATGAAGCTAAAAAATGGATATAGATTTTTAGTGGCTTGAACACTTTTCGACACTTTTTCAACACCGAGCAAGCTGACAGACCTTGCTCAGACAAACCCAGCAAATTTTAAGAAAAAAGGATGTGAAAAACCCTCTTTCTTATTGATATCTTGCATTACTAAAAAAAGCCAAAGACCTTGCTGGTGTCAATGGCTAGGAAGGAGGTGATAAAAGGCTTGAGAAACACCCCAAGAATAAATACGTATTCTATCTTTTCAATATAAAATCTCTTAACGTTTCTTGAGCCAAATAAAAAAAGACCGACACAATGGCCGGCACTTTCTGAAAGTCAACACTACTATTATACCAGAGAGGGCAGAACAATGCTATTGCCGGAAATTGATGAAAAAGCAACAATCAAACGTTGCAAGCGCAAACTTCGAGAATACCCACGAT